CATCCGGATGGACCCCCGTCTGGTGGATGTCAAAGCGGCCGGTTTGAGCGAGGGCGTCGCGTCCGAAGGCGGCTACTTGCTGCAAGAGGATTTCGCGGCCGAGTTACTGAAGCGCACCTATTCGCAAGGAGAGATCTTGAGACGGGTACGCCGCTTCCCGATTAGCCCGAATTCCAACCGTCTGAGCGCCATCACAGTCGCCGAGTCGAGCAGGAAAGACGGCTCCCGCTGGGGTGGGATTATCGCGTATTGGCAAGCCGAAGCTGCTGAAAAGATCAGATCTAAAATGCAGTTTGGCAAGATGGTCTTGGAGCTTAAGAAGCTAATCGGCCTGTGCTATGCAACGGACGAGCTATTGCAGGATATCGTTGCTCTGGAAGGGATTATCTCTTGGGCATTCCAGGAGGAATTCACTTTCCAGATCGAGGAGGCTATTGTCAATGGACCAGGTTCGGACAGACCGCTCGGGTTTATGAATTCCCCGGCGCTGGTTACCGTTCCTGCGGAAAGCGGACAGACTGCGGATACTGTCCTGGCCGCGAATATCTTTAACATGTGGTCAAGAATGTGGGCGCCGAGTCGTAGCAGCGCTATTTGGCTGATTAACCAGGAAATCGAACCGCAGTTGTTCTCGATGTCTCTGCCAGCTGGTACTGGTGGGGTCCCGGTTTACATGCCTGCTAATGGGATGTCCGCAGCGCCGTATGGCACTTTGATGGGACGTCCGGTTGTCCCGAGCGAGCACATGCAAGCTTTGGGCGATAAGGGCGACATCGCTTTAGTCGACCTGAGTCAATATTGGATGATTGATAAGGGCACGATGCAGCGGGCAACTTCTATTCACGTTAATTTCATCTACGACGAAACCGCCTTCCGGTTTGTTTATCGGACCGATGGGCAGCCGTCGTGGGCAAACCCGTTGATCCCAAAGAACGGGACAAAAGCGCTGAGTCCCTTCGTTACTTTGGCCGCACGATGATAAGGAGCATAGAATGATCACAATTCCTGAAAACATTCTTGTTGTTAACGGATTAACCCCGCAAACTAACGGTACTGCTTTGACAGGCGATTATATCAGCCTGAAAACAGCTCATCGGGTTTGGGTGGTGTTCCAGATGAATCAGCTTAATGCCGCGCAGGCAACTCTAAGCTTGATGAAGGCAAAGGTAGTAGCCGGGACTGACGCCGTTGCGGTGGATAAGGCGTTCCCGGTCTGGGCAAACCAGGATTGCAGCACCACTGACATTTTGACTCGCGCGGTCAACGCGGTTGATTACCAGCTCGACGCTGCACTTAAGCAGAAACTGGTCGTTTTCCAGGTTGATCCGCGGGCATTGGGTTCCGAGTATGACTGTGTAGCTGCCAAAGTCGGCGCTTCTAATGCGGCCAATATTGTCAGTGTCCTATACTTGATCGAACCCCGGTATGCTGAGGGCAAAGATCAGCCGTCGGTGATTGTTGACTAAGGTTCAAGTGAGAGCGGCGTAAAGCCGCTCTCACACAAGGTAAAAATGGATGATAAGGCAAGGTCCGGAATGTTAGCTCGACGGTATCAGATCTTAAAGTTGCCTGAGAACCAGGTCGGTATCCGGTCCTCCGAGGAGATAGCCAAAATCCCGGAGGCTTGGAGCGGCGATGTTTCGGATTTGGTCGAAGCTGTTGACGAAGCTGACGCCGCCGGTGAAACCGAAGAAGCGATAGACGAGGGGTAGCAGATGACGGTAAGCGTTTACTGTACAAAAGACGAAATTAAGGCGATGATGCCCGATACTGATTGGGGGTCCTCGTACGATGTTTTGCTTGATACTCTTGCTTCCAGGGCTTCCAGGGCTATTGACCGGTTCACCAAACGGTCGGCCGGGGCCTACGCTGTTACAGAGAACACTACCAGAAGTTTTTCGGCGCTGTGGAGTAATGAGTTAGACATCGGCGAGCTTGCAGCACCTCCAACTTCCGTTTCGATAGCTGAGGCCGGGGACCCGTCTGATTTGACAGAGCTGGCCCCAACCGATTACTATTTGCTTCCCTATAACGCCGTGGTAATCGGTCGTCCATACAACTTTATCGTTCTGGACAGTTTAAACGGCAATTTTGCGGCGTTCCCTCATTTCCCGAATTCAGTGGTGGTAACAGGGCCGTTTGGGTATTCGACCGTCGTACCTGACGAGATTAAACAGGCTACTCTGATTCAGGCCATCCGCTGGTTTAAGCGGGGGCAGCAGTCTTATCAGGACACTGGTGCTATAACAGAGCTCGGGCAGCTTACTTATACGAAGGCTATTGACCCGGACGTGGCCATGATGATAGAATATTTTAAGCAGGTGACGGTATGAGTTACGACGTTTCTAAGACCGCCGAAGCTCTCCAGAGGATGATCGCTACTATCCCCGGTATTAAGGAAGCTCCCAGTGTGCCGCCGGAGAATATTAACCAATTTCCGTTTTCCCTGGTGTACGTCAAGAGTTTCATTTCGCTTGGGGGGTCCTCCGGGTGGGATGAGGTTATTGATACTCTTGCTGTTGAGATTCATGTAGCGAGGAATAATCTAACGATAAACTACCCTGTGGCGCTGGGTTATCGGACTAAGATTCATGAGAAACTGATCGCGGACCCCACCATAGGCGGAACAGTTGAGACGTTTACTGACTTTTCCGGTACGTTTGGGTTTTTGAAATACGGGACGCAGGAGAACCTGGGATGGCAACTGGAGCTTAAAGTGAAAGGGAAGATAGGATGTTAGAACACATCGAATTAATCTACACAGGAGGCGGGCATGGCGGCTTTCTGCCAGGGGTCCCGGCTAAAGACCTGTCTTCTGCGGAAGTGCGCAGGTATGGCAGGCAGTTTTTATTGGACTCCGGGCTGTATAAGGAGAAGACGTCTCATAAAGCGTTTTCTGGTGGAACAGAAAACAAGTTACAGGAGGTAGGCAATGGCGGGGATTAAGAAACTGCGTCAAATCCAGTTTTTCAAAGAGACAACCCCTGGGACAAAGGGCCTGGCAACCGCAAAGTGGCGGGGCCTGGGTATTTCTGAA